CTTTTCGCCACTGCAGTGGTTTATGTGATCAAGGTCTTGGCAAATGCGTATCCCAAGATCGTTATCAAACGTGAATGGTTGACCGTGCTGCTTTATGTAAGCGCCTGGGGCTTTTCAGTCGTTTGGGGAGGCGTTGTGATCCCGACCTTTGGCACCTCTACCGATCCAGTGAGTTTCGTATCTGCATTATTTGCCTGGATCACAGGGCTGTTGATCGCATTGGCTCCAAGCGTGTCCTTTGCGACGTTGATCTATAACTTGTTGCTCAAACGCGTCTTTGATTCCCTGGCCTCGAAGGGCTAATTAAAACGATTATTGAAAAGGGGACAGGGACGATGGTCCCTGTCCCCTACGAGGTGACGCGATGAGTGATTCAACTATCAATCTGCTTTTACAGATTCCCCTGGCGGGCGTAGTCGTGTTGGTGGTGGTTTTATTTCTGCGCTTCCTGGAAAAAAACACTCAACAGATGATTACGTTCATGCAGGACCAAGCAAACACCAATCGGGAATTCCTAAAATCCCAACGTGAACAGACCAATGCAGCTATTGGACGGCTGGCTGAAGAAAACAAAGAGATGCGGAACGAACTTTCGAAGCTTGCGACGATCATGGATAGTTTCTTGAATCGACTGCCTCTTCAAAAGAGAAATAGGAATATGTAATCATGGCAATCCCTTACGGAAAAATGCTCAAAGTTTCCATCGTTGTTTCGCCAGATCGTCGCGGTCAGACGGTTGTGGAATCGCAGAACCTGATGCAGGTGGGCCGCCAGCTTCGGAATAGAGGCTGGACTTTGGCGCGTGAGATCTGGCTTGCGCCTGTTGGCTGGAAAGATTCCACGACGATCATCTATCCCTTTGGTGCATTGATCGGCGCTGTGATGTTTGGCTTTCGTTTTTACGATACGCAGTCATCTCGCAATGTTGTGGTTTGTACAAATGGTCATGATCAACGAGCACAGAAGCTCGCTGAGATTCAGGTCCGCAAGATGGGATGGCGCAAGTTCCGTGATCAATGGCGTGCTCCATCATAGGAAGTTAATATGCCGATTTCAAGTTCTCCCTATCAACTGAAGTTTGAATTGGACCTTCCAGAGGAAGAGTCCTCTGCATCTTTAAGTCCAGATCAGATTCAGCTTCGGAAAGATGTCGCTCGAGCCTTTGTAGAGAACCCTGATACATGGCCCAAGGAAAACGGTAAAGCTCAAAAACCATTTTGGTTTGATCGTTATTTGATGCTGTCTGAAGGGCGTTGGCCGTTTCGCGTGGCTGTGCTGATCGCCTGGCTGGAAACTCCCAAAAAATACCGCTGGCCAAAGACACAGGATGAGTTGGCAGATATGTTGGGCATGAGTAGTGATCGCCAATTCAGTGTGTGGATCGCGAAGAATCCGCAGATCAAAGCAATGGTTCACGAAGCATGGCAAGAAAAAGTTATGGATCGGCTGAATGACAGTATGGAGGCCATGTTTGAAGTGGCTGCGACCGCCGATTACAAAGGCCGTGGTGACCGCGAATTGCATTTCAAACTTGCCAAGGTTTTGTCGGATACGGTCGTCCTCGATAAATCTGGAAATATCGATCTCAGTAAACTGACCTTTGCTGAAAAATTACGCCTGGCAGGTTTGGACAGTCCTGATGCTTTGCTGGCTTTGAAGAAGGAATTGGCAGAGAAACAATCCGTTGTTGAGAACTATTCAGAGGATGAAGGCGATGACCCAAGCGGCGCTTAATGTTACGCGGGATGAGGCTCGTGCTGAGGTTGGCAGAGTCCTTCTGGCGCAGGATGACCTGGCATATTTTTCAGAATATATGAGCACGGATTCTGATGGTGATGCCTGGTATCACGCGTATCAAATGCATCACTTAATGGCTCACGAGCTGCAGCAGGTACTTCATTATCTGGAGACAGATGGAAAAGAAGGAACGCAATTCCTGATGATCCTTACCGCTCCACAGCATGGCAAAAGCACGATGGTCAGTCGATTCTTTCCCGCGTTTGCGCTGGGCAAGCTTCCGAATTTACGTGTGCTTGAGGTTTCTTATGGTGCCGATCTTGCAAGTGGCAATAGCCGCTTTGTACGAAATCTGATTCTGACAGACAAATATAAATCTGTGTTCGGGTCCTTATCTCCGAGTGCGGAGCCTGTTGAACTTGCGAGTGACAGCAAGTCCGCTGCATCCTGGGATCTCGCAGCTCCAAATCGTGGCGGCATGATCGCTGCAGGTGTGGGTGGTGCGGTGCCTGGTCAGGCAAAGGGTCTTGGAATTTTCGACGATCCGATCAAGGGGCACAAAGAAGCACAGTCACAAGATATTCGGGATGATGCCTGGGATTTTTATGTTTCAGCTTTCCGCGTCCGTATGCGTGCAGGTGTATTGGTGATGACGCATTGGCACCCCGATGATCCTGCAGGCCGAATTATTAAAGACATGATCACCAAGCCGCGAGGCGATAAATGGAAGATCCTGATGCTCCCTGGAATTGTTGAAGATGGAATGTTTGCGGCAAACAAAGAAGAGCAGCGCGAAAAAATGCTTGAAGGTGTTTATCTGCCGCTGCGTGATCCATTGGGGCGTGCAGTCGGTGAGGTCTTATGCCCTGAGATATTGACCAAGACTGAAATGATGAAGATCCGCGAGACCCAGCAGGATTTCTATTTTCAGGCTTTGTATCAACAGATGCCATTTACCAAAGAGGGCCAGAAGTACAAGCGCGAATGGTTCAAAACGGTGTCGAAGATTCCTGACGGGGTGACGATCAAGTTTATTGTTCGTCTGTGGGATAAGGCAAATTCAACCAAGGGCGATTTTACGGCTGGTGTTTTGATGGCGTATTGCTCTGACGGTTTTTTCTACATCATCGATGTAGTGCGTGGGCAATGGTCCTCGTATGACCGTGACCAGAAGATGAGGAAGACCGCCGAGAGTGATCGCGAGAAATTTGGGAAGGTCAGCATCTGGCATCAGCAAGACCCTGGCTCAGCTGGTAAAGATTCTGCAGAAGCCACCAATAGATTGTTAATGGGCTTCCCCGCATTTTTCGAGACAGTGACGGGTGATAAGGCAAGCAGGTCGGAGCCTTTGGAATCTGCATTCCAAGGTGGTTTGGTTTTTTTGCTTTTAGGCGCATGGAATGGATCATTCATCGAAGAGTATGTGGCGTTTGATCGTGGCAATCATGACGACCAAGTGGATGCTGGAAGTGGTGCATATAACAAATTGCTTGAGATGATTGGCAAGCAGAGAAAGAGCTTTGTCAAATGATGAATTTTTTCAGGAACTTATTAAGCAAGGCTGCGCTGAGCGTGGCGAAGAATATCGCCTTCATGCCTGTATGGGCACGTTATGCATTTACTTCGATCAGCTTCGATAAGCTGGTATCAGAAGGTTATAAAAAGAATTCGGCAGTGAGCGCATGTGCGACCACGCTGCAGTTAACGTTCCCTGAACCTCCCTTGCTTTATGGGTACGAAGAGGAAGGCAGATTCATCCCTGACTATAACCACCCGATCATGGAACTGCTCAGAAACCCGAACGATGATATGGGCATGGCAGAATTCCTACAATTTGTGATCACCTATGCATCCGTTGGCGGTAATGCTTATATCTGGAAACAGCGATCACTGAGCGGCAAAGTCATCAAACTATGGATTTACAGCGATGCGGACATCACACCCGTCGGTGGTTTGGATACCAGTGAGGGCATCGTTGCCTATTACGAGTTGAATATTGGCGACGGCAATAAAACGATCATTCCAAAGAAGGACATGATTCAGTGGAAATGGATGATCGATCCGCAATTCCCATGGAGGGGGATCGGTGCCATCGCATTAAGTGCGCGTGAAGTGGATCGGGATAACGAGGCAACATCCTATATCTTTTCTTTATTGAAAAATAATGCGGTTCCTCCCATTGTAGTGAAGTTGGAAGACGGTGACGATTCCACCCAGGAAGAGATCGATGCGATGGGACAAAAGTGGAGGCAGAAGCACAGTCATGGGGAGCCTGCTTTTATCTCGGCTGGCATGTCTGTGCAGGAGATGGGATTTGATCTGCACAAGCTGGCTGCTGAGGCGTTGGCTGATGTTCCGGAGACCAGGATCGCAGCTAATTTCCATGTTCCTCCATCGGTGGCAGGCTTGAACGTAGGTGTGAAGCGATCTGATTACGGCGATACTGCTGCCCGCAAGGCATTCACCGAACAGACTTTGATGGCGTTGTGGAGGTCGTTTGCTTCCGAAATGCACAACGGGCTAAAGGATGATTTCAACGTCAGGCCAAATTCAACGCTGAAATTTGACGTTCAGAACGTAGGTGCACTGCAGGAGTTGAAGAAGGATCAGAGGACCAGTGTGAATGAATTGTGGAAGAGCGGTTTATTCACGCGTGCTGAGGCGAAATCCGAACTCGGCATGAAGCCTCTGCCCAGCGACAATGTTTACTTCGTTTCATTGGCCAGTGAATTTATTCCCGCGAATGGGAGTGGAACCATCACACGAAATGACCCTTCAATTGCCAAGGGTCTGCAGTTGGGCAGAAAGAGTGCGGTCAACAATGTGCTCCTTCGAATTCGTACCGTTGCAGCAGGGCAGATGAAGACCGCTGTTGACGTGTACTTTAGCCAGCTTGCGGACCGTGTTGTGGATCGAGTAAGAGAAGGAAAACGAAAGGCAGAAGTGAAAGCAGATCTGCCAAATGCTAACGACCTGGTCAACGGTGATGATCGTAAGCAGTTGGAGAATTTGATCAAGCGTTATTACGTTCAGGTGATCGAACTCTCTTGGGATACCTGGAACGTTTCCCTGGGAATTGAAAAGGCTTTTGATTTGACGGACCCTGCAGTGACTCGCGCATTGAAGATGGCTGGAAGCCACGTGAAAGAAATCCAGGGGACTGTGCTTGACGCGATGAAGGATGCTTTGAAGTACGCAAGCGAGAATGGTTGGGGTATTGACCAGTTGGTGCGTGGCGATGAGAACCAGCGTGGGCTGCGCGACATCATCGACGAGACATATAAGAATCAATCGCGTGCGATTGCACGTGCTGAATTAGGCCAGGCGCAGAATGCCGCAGCTGCAGAGCGCTATCGCAGCGCTGGCCTGGAGAAGGTCGAGATCCTGGACGGTGGTGCTGAGGATAGTGCTCCAGCATGCCAATTGGCAAACGGTCAGATCTGGACCGTGGATCTATTTGATCAGCATCGCTTGCAGCATCCGAACTGCTCGCGTTGTGGCGCTCCCTATTTTGGCGATGAAGATGCGGTCACTTCATGGCCTTATGAATTTGGTGATCGCGGTTAAACAATGGAGTGAAGATGAACAATCAGTTTATTAAACAAGTGGATCACATGCCTGGGCCAGTCAGCATTGAACGTGAAGAGCGTGATGTTGTCGTTATCGAAGGCGTTCGGTATGCAGGCGATGTCTTTCGAGTGAATGCCTGGCCCAATGAAAAAATACTTTATGCCATTCGCAGAAACGAAGAGGGCGTTGTTTGTGTAACGGAGATTCGAGACGTCGCTGGTGCCATGGATTTTTTTGATCCGCAGTGGCTTGAAGTCAATTCACAAGGACAGGGTGACCCTGCCCCAACAGAGGAGAATGACGATGTTGTATAAAACTTTGCCCTATTTTGTGAAAGACCTGGATGTAAAGACCAGGGTGGTGACTGGCATTTTTGCTGTGCACGGGAACGTGGATAGCGGAGATGATATGTCAGTGAATGGAAGCTTTGAAAAGCGATTGAAGGATGGCAGATCACGTGTCCGCTTTTTATGGAATCACAACTCGATGAATCCACCGATTGCCAGCGTGAAAGCGGTCCGTGAAGTTGGACGCGAAGATCTGCCGGCCAAGGTCCTTGAATGGGCACCTGAAGCAACTGGCGGCGTGGAAGTGACGCGCAAATATTATGAGGATATTCCGCTTTCAGATTGGGTGTTCAAAGGCATCCAGGAAGGCGATATCACGGAAATGTCTTATGCCTATGACATTCACGAATACACGATCAAGGACCGTGAAGATGGTCAGAGGCCGATCCGCATTTTGAATGATGTGGAGCTCTATGACATATCCGACGTCAATTGGGGTATGAACCCCGCAACGGCTGGTGTAAAGGGTCTGCCTGTGTCAGGCACGACTTTTGTACAACACTCTGCACTGGTGGAGAGCACCGTGGAAGAGTTTTTGACTCGCGTGAAAGATCGGAAGAACTTCCGCGAGAATGAAGGGCGCACGCTTTCAGAGACAACGCGTGGACGATTGCAGAAGATGGTTTCGGAGATCGAATCTATTTTGGCAGAGACCGCGCCGATGGCTAACGAAGCAGATGTGCTGTATGAGCTTGCAAAGTTCGAATCAATCAAATCAAAAATACAAGGAGTTTCGATATGAAGACCGTAAAAGAATTACAAGAACAAGTTAATGCCAAGCGCGACGAGATCGCGAAGGTCTATGAAGGCAAGGCAACAACGGTCGATGGCCAGGCACGCTACGACTTGACCGTGAAGGAAGTCGAAAGCGTGCGTGCACTCAATAAGGAATTGGACGATCTCGCCGTTGAGTTGGAGTCCGCACGGGAAACTGATGATATCTATCAGAAAAATCAGAAGGCGATTCGTGATGCGAAGGAACCTGCCAGCCAATTGCCGATGAATGGTAAGCGTGCTGAAGGTGCGCGTCGCGAACAGCGCGAAGTGAAGACCCTTGGTCAAATGTTTGTGGAAAGCCGCGAATATAAAGAGGCCCAACGCAAGCGTGACATCAATTTCGATGCACCTGAGTTCGATTTTCTCGAAGCAAAAACTTTGATGGAAACAGGGGCTGGCTGGGCTCCGCAAAGTGTGCGGACTGGCCGTGTCGCTGAATATGCTCATCGCCGTCCGTTGGTTGCGGACTTGATCCCGCAGACCCCGACCGACCAGGCTGCCATTGTATACATGGAAGAAACCACTTTCACCAACAATTCGGCTCCCCGTTTAGAAGGGGGCCAGGCTGGTGAAAGCGCACTGGCATATACCGAACGCAGCAAGGCTGTGCGTGAGATCGCGCACTTCCTGCCTGTGACCGAGATCCAACTTGAGGATGTAGATGGTCTGCGCGGCACCATCGACAACCGTCTTTTGACCATGCTGGATCTGACTGAAGAAACCCAGCTCTTAACCGGTGATGACAATGCTCCGAACCTTGGAGGCTTCAATACGCTTGTCACCCAGGCGCAGGCGAAGGGGGCCGATCCTGTTCCTGATGCCGTTTACAAAGCGATGGTGAAAGTGCGCACCACAGGATTTGCCGAACCAAGTGCTTATATCACGCACCCGAACGATTGGCAGGACGTGCGCCTACTGCGCACCGTTGACGGCATTTACATTTGGGGCAACCCAAGTGAAGCGGGTCCAGAGCGCATTTGGGGTTTGCCTGTTGTGCCGACCACTGCCCAAACCGAGAATACTGGCTTGCTTGGTGACTTCCAGCTGTATTCGGAAATTCGCCGACGCCGTGGTGCGAACATCAAGGTGAGCGACAGCCACAGCGATTTCTTCATCAAAGGCAAGCTCGCCATTCGCGCCGATAAGCGCCTGGCACTGGTGATCTATCGCCTGACGGCTTTCTGTAAAGTCACTGGCATCTAATAACCCGCCTGTCCTAATGGACATCCCCCAAATATTCCTACGGGAGTATTTGGGGGGAGAAAAGAAATAAGGAGATCAATATGTTTATCGAAGGTGGAATCGGGATTTTTGAAAATGCTGGCGTGCCGTCTGCGGGGACCAGCGAAGTGCAGACTTTGACCCTGGGTGGGACTCCCACTGGCGGTACGTTCAAGCTTGCGTATGACGGCCAGGTGACTGACGACATCGCATGGACGGATGTGGACGCCACTTTGATCGCTGCGGTGGATGCCGCTCTTGAGGCGTTGACCAATATTGGCGCTGGCAATATTGCAGCTGCAGATGGGACCCTGACAAGCGGCATCGGTACGATCACGTTGACGTTTGGCGGCGACCTGGCAAAGCTGGCAGTGAACCTGATCACTGTCAATGAGAATGCACTCGAGGGCACAGACCCGACCGTGGCTGTTACTGAAACCACACCTGGTGTGACGGCTGATTTCCGCGGCGCGAAGAAGGGCGCTTTGGTGACAGATACAACGAACGGCAAGTTGTATATCAACACTGGCACGGCCCTGGCCCCCACGTGGACGGTTGTTGGATCGCAATCTTAAGAATCGATGGTTCCCTCACATATCAAAAATATATGAGGGAACATCAAGGAAAATGACATGGCCCGTTTATTATCCGCTGCCCAAGCGAAAGCACTGATCAACACTTCGATGTCTGATGAAAATTTGGAGACCGTTATCGACCGCATCGAGGCGCAAGTGACAGAAAAAATCGGCGCACCCCAAACAGATGCCTATGAGACCGAGATCGTGAAGACGATGCGCGGTGAAGGTATTTCCTTGTTCATGCCGACCGAGATATATGCGGTTGTCAGCATTGTGGAAGATACGGTGACGCTTGCGACCGATCAATATCAGACCTGGGGCGGTGGTGTGATCGAACGATTGCCAATGGGTACGGACTGGGGTGATCGCTGCGTGGTGACCTACAAACCCAAAGACGACCGACTGAAACGTGCGCAGGTGATCATTGACCTGGTGCGTTTGGTGATCGAGCGGACCGCGATGAAGAGCGAGAACGTCGCTGGCGAATATTCATATACAGCTCCTGATGATTGGGAAAAAGAATTCCGCCGTGCGATGAAGAAGTTAATGTTTCAGGCTTTATAAGGAGAAAACAAAATGGCAAGAACCGCATTAACCCCACAAGATGTAGCGCGCACTGGCATTGTGCATACCTTTGCCGCTGTGGACGCCGCAAACGGAAATAAATTCACCAATGATGGACGCTGCTGTTTGTATGTAAAAAACGGCGGTGTTGGCTCGATTGATGTGACCATCGATACACCTGGCACTGTTGATGGTAATGCTGTGGCCAACCTGGTCGTGGCTGTTGGTGCTGGCGTGAATAAATTAATCGGGCCTTTCCCGCCTGGCATTTACAACCAAAGCGACGGAAACGTGAACGTCGATTATTCAGGCGGCACCAGCGTGACCGCTGCAGTTATTCGGGTGCCGTAAAGCGATGAGCTTTGACCAGTTGTTAATGCACACCTGCACGATCCAGAACCCGCGAAAGACGGACGGCAAAACATTGAACGCCTATAACAATGTGAAGCCTGCATTCGATGCACCGCTGGAGAATGTGCGCTGTAGGCTGGTTGAGAGCCGTGTGCGAGTTTGGAGCGATGATCACCAGGAGGCGATGGTGCAATCGGTTTACAAGCTGATGGTGCCCGCTGATACCGTATTGGACAAACGCGCCGAGATCTCATTGATCACATTGGAAGATGGCATGCTGATCCGTGACAAATTTGTGGTGACCGAACTTTATACGAGGCGAGCGCGCAGTGCCAGGCATATGACCGCCATTTTGGAGAGGATCTCATAATGGCACCGCGTTTGAAATGGCGCGGCGAACAGGTAACCGCAGAGACGCTTGAAAAAGTTTCATTGGCGATGGGTGAGTTTGCGCTTGAGGTCGAAGGCAATTCGAAGCGTGAGCTGCGTAGAGGTCATGGCGTTTTGACAGGCACGGCCAGACGCTCCATCCACGTGGCGCAACCAGGATATAGCTGGCACGTTGATCATACGGAACCTAGTGCAGGTACTCCCGAACTGGGCGGTAAAACATTTGCGGCCACCATCGACGGAAAGCGAGTGACTATTCAGGTGGGCAGCGGCTTGAATTATGCACTGCCTTTGCACCAGGGGCATGGATCGTTTGGCGGTTATCACTACATGACCAACGGGCTGAATAAGACCAAGCCGCGACTGCCCGCCATCTTATTGAAATACAGGTTGAAAAAATGATCATTGATCCGCTTGAAACCATCATCCAATGGCTAACCAATCATCTCAAAAGCACCAGCGGGCGCGTGGCTGGGAAGCATCGCTTCGGCGATACGTGGGCCGCAGACGAAACAGGCATCAGTGCCCAATTAGATGGCGGCGTATTTGAGGTGTACGGTGAGATCGCTATGCCGCGCATCGAGCTTCGTATTTACGGAAAGGACCAGGAGGCCATGGTTGAGGCTTACCGCGAACTCACTGGATTGTGCAGAGACCAGAAGCGGTTTGTTGTGGAGACATCCAAAGGGAATGCACTGGTGTATTTCGTAAAACCTGAAAGCTCGTTATCCACTTTATATGACGAGGACCTGCGCAGGGATTGTGGAATGGTGTTCTTGCAATCCTGGATCAGTGAGATGCCTGTTTTGTAAAGGAGAGACATGGAACAAGAAAAAGAAAATAAAAAAATGGAGCCCATGCAAAACAAAGGATCGAACAGCAAAGTGAAGATCCGCATGAAGCCCAAACGCGCTGCCGAGGGTGTGAGCCCCGATGAAAACGGCGTGGCCGAGGTAAGCGCAGAACTTGCCGCGCATCTTGTGAAAATCGGCTATGCCGAATTATTGAATTAAGGAGAAAAGAAAAACATGAGCAATTCATCCCCGTATGAGGTACTGGTGGGCGTTGGCAGTTTATACATCGCCCCTGCAGGAACCGCCGCTCCGGCCGTGAATGCGGCCCCGAGCGGCAGCTGGATCGAACTGGGCGAGACCGATGGCGGTGTGAAGGTCATCAAAACCCAGAGCATTGAAAAATTCACATCTGACCAGCGCACTGGCAATGATAAGGCTGTGCGCACCGAGGAAGGTGTGAGCATTGAAACCAACCTGCGCGAGATCACACTTGAGTCTTTGGCCAATGTGATCAACGGCAGTGTGACCGATACCGCGCCAGGCTCTGGCACAATCGGCATTCGCACATTGCCGATGCGCAAGGGTGCCACTGTGGAAGAGTTTGCACTTTTGTTCCGCGGTGATTCGCCCTATGGCGCCTACCCTGGCCAATATTATGTGCCGCGTGGTTTTTTCAACGATGATGTAGAGCTTGAATTTCAAAAGGATGGGCAAACGCTGATTCCTGTGAAATTCGAGGCGCTTGAATACGATGCTGCATCGAGCGAGAGCGAACGCTTTGGAAAGATCACCTATCAGGATGCAGCTGCGCTGTAACCATCTATCATGGTCCCACTGCCAGGATGGGGTGGGACCATTGAAAGGCAATCATGAGCAACCAACCCGACCAGGTTTTAGATCTTGATGAGTTATTTGGACAGGCCCGCGCCGTAAAAGTGAAGTATGGCGGCAGAGAGCATGAACTGCTGCGCCTTGAGGCGATGGGTCCACTGGAAGTTGTGAAATTCAAGAAGATGTATGCGCAGGCGAACGAGCTGCAGATGGCATCGATCCAGGATGATATGACCGAAGATCAGGCGAAAGCCATTGTGAGCATGTTCGATGAAATGCTGCAGATGATCTGCAAGACCCTGCCGATCCCTGACATGGCGTTTGCTGTGAAGGCACGGGTGCTTGAATTCTATGTGATCGAAACGCAAGGAAAAAAAAAGGAAATCGAGACGCTGCAGAAAGTACGGACTGGGGCGAAGCGTTCAGCAAGTTAAGTTTTTGGTATGGGCTGGGGTTTGATGACCTGGCTCACATGCCGATTGCCAGCATTAACGTTTACATGGATCAATTGCAAGCACGAATGAGCGAGATGAAATTATTGATGGCTGATACGACGATGATTCCGCATGCCAAAGAAAGCGACCGACGCAGCGCACTCGATCTGTGGCGGCGCACGGTGCGAATGAAAAGCCATGACAAAATACGCCCTGCCAGCGCTGCACGATTGAAGCTGATGGGCATTGGAGTTGAGCATGTCTAGTTTAGGTGAAGCGGTATTAGATCTGACGGCTGATGACAGCCGCATGGTGGCAGACATCAACAATGCCAAGGGAAAGGTGCTGGACAACCTGAAAAGCATAGGGCAGGATATGACACGCATTGGCCAGGGCATGACGGTTGCATTAACGCTGCCGTTGCTTGCACTGGGAAAATTCAGCCTGGATGCAGCCATGGAATTCGAGGATACGAAGAACAAGGCACAGGTCGTTTTCGGCGATATGGCTGACAATGTTATTAAAAATGCAGAGCGAGCCGACCAGGCGCTTGGGTTAAGTGAGCAGCAATATTTGGATTATGCATCATCGATTCAAGCAGCATTGACCGCTGGCGGCATGGGACTGCAGGAGGCTGCAGACCTATCTGAAGGTGCAGTGAAAACCTTTGCAGACTTGGCATCTTTCCACGGTGGGAAAGTGGAGGATGTAGCAGCTGCATGGCAATCAGCCATTCGCGGGCAATATGAATCTGTTCAAAAATATTTCCCCTTCATCAATGACTCTTATCTCAAAACGTATGGGGCTGCCAACGGCCTGGTGGATGAGAATATTGAAACGCTCACGGCAAACCAGCGTGCCATTATCTTGAATGCAATTTCATTGGATCAGGATCTGAACCCAGCATTAAACGATTTCGCAGAGACCGCAGAAAGCCCTGTGAACAAATTACGATCGTTAAGGGCCGAGGCTTCCAATGCGGCAGTGACGCTGGGAAATCAACTGCTGCCTTACGCGATCAAGTTCATGGAATTATTGAGCAAGCTGGTCACATGGTTTGAAACATTGAACCCAGAACAGCAGAAGTGGGTCGTGATCATTGGTTTGATCGTGGCTGTTGCGGGTCCGCTGCTGATCATCATAGGATCGCTGATCACCGCCTTCACTGCAATCGCTGGAGCTGTGGCAGCCATCAGCGCGCCCGTTTTGATCGTGATCGGTGTGATCGCTGCGCTGATCACCATCGGCTATGGCTTGTATTTGGCGTGGATGAACAACCTGGGCGGCATTCAAGACAAAGTGAATCAATTTGCGAACGCCTGGCGCAGCAATGTACTGCCTGTGATCCAGAGCGTGTGGGGTTGGATGAGCGGCACGCTCTTCCCTTTCCTGCAGGCATTGGCCAATTTTATGGGGAGCGTGTTTGGCCTGGTGCTGCGTGCCTCCGCTGGCATTTGGCAGAACGTGCTCAAGCCTGCGTTGATGGGCGTGTTCAGCATTTTGAGCTCGCAACTGATGCCCGTGTTCACACGGCTGACCAGCTTTTTTAATGCAACCCTTTTGCCGATCATCCGTGAGGTGGCACGATGGGTGGGCACCACATTGGTGGCGGCATTCAATTCATTGAGCGGTGTGATCAAATCCGTAACCACCACACTTAATAAACTTGCCGATGGGTTGGACAACATTGATCTGCCAGGCTGGATGACACCAGGCAGCCCCACCCCGTGGGAGATCGGGCTGCGCGGAGTAGGCGCGGCGATCAAGGATCTGAATTCGATGAGCCTGCCCAACTTAACCAGCAACTTAAACCTGATGCCTGCCCCCGCTGCAGCTGGCGGGAACGTAGGCGATACGATGATCATCAATCCGTCATTCAATGTGGATGACAGACGCGGATTTGATGACCTGATGCGTTCGATGAGGACATCATGATCCATAAAATAAAAAGCATTGGCGCGCTCGATCTGAGGACCAATTGGAATGCATTTCTGGATGATCGAGACAACCCGAGCGTGCAGCCCGCGGTTGAATTGGAAGTTGTGGAAACAGGATCTTCCGCACCCGTTGAAGGCGGCATGGTACGCAAGGAAGATTATTTGGTGATCACTGTGCTGCCTGAGGGCAAAGACAGGCAGAGCCAATATGACGAGCTGCGCATGGCCGCAGACAGTTTAACTGGGCAATCTGTGGAGATCGTTGGTGCAGATGAAAAGGGCAAAGAGTGGTATGTGATGGGCCGAGTATCGGGCCACACGATGAAAAAAGGCGTGAGCAAATTGATCATGCAGGTGGTTGATTCTGTATGGCAGGATAGGAGCACCACTACGCAGCCCACCTGGAATGTAACGGCCAGCGGGCAAACGTTGAATGTATCTGTTGGCGGCAGTGTAGAAGCATTGCCCACTCTTGCCATCACAGTGAGAGGCGCGAAAGCAGGCGGTTTTTTATATCGCAGATGGATCAGGCTTTATAACCCGAACAGCAAAGCCGTTGTGAATGAAAAAGTGGATATCACCAACGGCGGCTGGGACACGGCTGCATTAACCACTGCAAAGATGCAGGCAGGCGGTGAGGATCTGCGCGTTTATGACAAAGGCAAGGAAGTAGACCGTGAACTGGCTGCGATGGACACAGCCAGTACCAAAGTGTTTGCTGGCCCGTTTACCTTCCAGCCCAAGATCGAAATGACCTTGAGCGGGTCCATTGCCAATTCAGGCGTGCCTACATCGATCACGGTGAAAGATACACCCACCAATAATGCGATGCTTGTCAGGCTGCCGAATGAGCGGCAATTGATCGAGATCGATAATGAGCGATTTATTTACAACGGGCGAGATCTCAAGAGCAGGCGCATTTACATCGAAGCCCGCACCGTGCGCGGATCGAGCATTGCAAGCCATGCAGACGGTGCCACGATCAAATGGCTTGAGCATGATGTGTGGGTCTATTATGGAAATTCCACACTGGCCGCTCCAGAAAATGACCCAACCAAGGCCGCTGCTTTTGATATTGCCAGCAGCACAAACGCAAGCCGAGTTTATACGAGCTTTGGAGATAAAGCCGCAGTGAGGCCAGGCGCATGGCGTTTGGCTGTGCTAAAACGCATGGGGCCAGAATCCATTGTTTACACTGGGGCAGGCGGCGATACGATCACTGACCCGATGACAGAGATGGGTTTGTTGATCAAGACCTATTTGAACTCAGGGAAACCTGCGGCAGAGAATGCGAACCTTGAAGCAAGATTTTCGCATCCTGGGAAGATCACATCTGTAACGCCCACTGCTTTGAAAAAACGAGTGGGCACCAGTTGGCCCACCACGATGGCGCTGCAGAAATCAAAAGACGGCGTGCAGTTTACCAATCAATTCAACGAATCCACTCCTGCCACCGCAGGATCCTTTGGGTCAATCACCAATACAGGAACCCAAACGTTAGGTGCTGATTATGAGCATGTGCGCTTTTATGCCAGCGGAGGCCTGCCTGCTGTTTTGGATAATGCCGTTTATTTGGAAGTGCAGGGGGTGACGGTGGTGATCACGAACCCGATCACTGCAGCCATGCAGGGCGAGGAAGATAACTATGACCTGGACTGCGAGATCCAGAATACTTTCACTTACCAGGGCGAAACGGTAACCGAGAGCATGTTTCTCAGATGGACCATGGGGATCGATGAAACGATCACGATTAATTCCGAGATGCGGGCCATTACCCATAGCGATGGAACGAATGCCTACCGTGCTCTGCAAAAACTGGACGTGGAGCGTTTGGAATGGCTGGCATTTCGACCAGGCGTGACCAACCAACTGAAGCTGATCGATGCGGGCACCACTGATCTTGATATTGATGTGAGTTATGTGGAGCGCAGAAAACGATGAGCTACGAAGCGACAATCCACAACAACCAGGGGATGGCTATCAGTAACCTGAGGGCGAATTTTGATCGTGCCTGGGTATTGAATGGATATGAGCAGTGTACTTTTCAGCTTTCATCGGTTCATGAAAAGAGCAGGTTGAGCGATTTCACCTTTGGCAACTACCTAATGATCACTGATTCAGTTCTGCCTGATTGGGGTGGATATTTTGATCCGCAACAATCATGGAGCACAAACGGAAAAGTGACCATGCAAGCCTATTCCGGTGAAAAGATATTTACCTGGCGTGCATGGCCTGGCGATCTTTTACTGCAGGGAACGGCTGGCAGCATCTTTCAGCAAATCATCGAGAGGATGAATTCAATTTTGCCGTGGTCCACTTTAATTAAACCTGCCGCTGACATTCATACGGGAGGCAGCAGCCGCCAGGAAACGATCAGTGCCAAGCAGCTCTATGATGATGTGCTGCGGATCTCTTCACGCAGCGGAAATGATTTCTGGTGCGAGCCAATTGTGAAAGATGGAGTGCTGCACTTCGATGCTCATT